CATCAACGACACGACGTCTACCCCCGGAACAGGCTCCACGCTTTGGGGCGGCATTCAACCTGGCTTCTACAAGTCTGAACATCGCCCCAATCCATACCGAGATCCTCGAACCATCAATGTTGTATGTGAGCCCGACCGCATAAACTTGATTAGGTATGAAGATGGAAGTGCTCCGTGGCCTGCCAACCTTCCGGCCTCGACCGGCCTTGCCAGCATTTACTACTCAGGAACCACATCCCAGTATCTAACGAGCAATAGTGCCGCGAGTACGCAAGCAAGTCCATGGGAAGCGCTTTGTGTGTTTGGTGAGCGCTACATTCAGCCGGGGCAATGGATCACCCTGTCAACGTACGTAAAATTGGCTAACGCAAACTCTGGAGTTACTGCTCGCGTACAGGTCAGTTTTGAACAACGAAACAGTAGTTTCTCAACCGCCAGAACGTCTTCGTCATGGACACCTGTTTCCAATACTGACTGGGTCCGCGTTAGCGTGACAGTCAAAGTTCCCTACGGGTACTACCGAGGACGCATGTTCGTACAAGCAGCGGGCCTTCCGATCAACAACACGGACTTTGTCTTCGATGGTTCACAGGTAGAGTTGGGAAGAACTCCTACTGACTATTTCAACAGTGTCGTTTCTTCGCAGGACACCGTTCTAGTTAACTCAATGGACAATTCTGGCTTGGTCAAGTACAACGCCCAATACTTCGACAAGAAAGTTATGTCGTACGCCTTAGCGGCGCATTTGGCAGACAACGTACCTGTCACTACTCCCTATCGAATAGTTACCGCAGACGACGTCGATTGGCTTACGCTGAGGTTACGACCGTAACTTTAAAGGTAGAGGGCACATACATGGAATTTCTTCTAGCAAGTTTGGCGACGGCATTTGTCGTCGGTATTTTGGATGGACTTTCAATCCCATTCTGGGCGCAAGTCAGGCCCTTGGGAGCCATCGTTCCTGCAGCAGTTTTTGCCCCTTGGGGTGAAGGCATTTTGCACGCAATCATCTTCACGTTGGCCTGCTCTTTCATCGGATTGGCCGCCCCAGCACTGCTGGATTCCGCGCTCTCTCGACCCGTCAAGTTGACAAGAGAGCGTCCTCGTCTATAACTAGGTTTGTCACTTACATCTACCATCGGGACACCACTATGGGAAACAACAACGTCGCCATCGCTGGCACGGGAGCAACATCAGAGAAAACGGCCACAGCACTCATCGAGGACCACTTATCTGGCAAGAATCCAGACGAGGTAACCCTGAGTCTGGTCCTGGATCGTCAAGGTAAGTCCGCTGGTCACCTCGTCCTTCTTTGGGACGAAGAGCCACTAGCGAGCCTGATCCTGTATGTCGAGACCGGGACGCAGGTAGCCGAACACGTCATCGAGACCGCCGACAAGATCTTCATCGTGGATGATCCGATCGCACGGCTGTTGTCAGACGTGGGACCCGATACCGACCTTCTTCTTGCGTGGAACGAGGACGATGAGGACAACCACGCGCTGTGGCTGAAGCAGGCACAGGACAAAGGTGCGAGGGTTCTCGACCTGACCGATGGACTTATCGAAATCCGTTGGGAGGACGAGGAAGACGACGAAGAGGCAGAGGTCGTCGTCGAGTTGCCGAAGGTTACTGCCCCAGTCGAGGACCACACCCACACCGACTGGCAGACCATGATGGAAGTCCGTCAGACCACCGATCCTACGAGTACCCGCGCACGTGTTGAGCGCAAGATCGCTGCCTTGGTCTTGCAGTTGGAAGCAGACATCGCTCAGGTGCTGGACGAGGCCGGGCTGTGAACCCCGTCCTCAGGTGCACCGGTAACGCGGTGCGTGTCTACTTTGCGCTCCAAGAGGACCCGTCTTTAACGGTCCCCGACTTGGCGCGGGAACTGTGCCTAGGTCGTAGTTCAGTGCACCGTTTGCTGAAAGAATTGGAGGACGGAGGATTCGTCAAACGCCTCCGTCGGACCACCGATATCGGTACAGATATGCCGTCAAGAATCGACGTCAATCGAGACACTAGTGTCTCACCAGTGATACACCTTGATAACACAATTGTCTCACCAGTGATACACCTTGATAACACAAAACAGGGCAGTATGTCCGATTGTGTACCAGTTTGTCAGTGTCCCAATTCTGAGACACTACCCTGTCTATATGCTATAGACCTATCTACTATAGACCCGTCCTTAGAGTTACTTCGTAACTCTAAGTCCGGTCGGATTTCATCCGATGTTGATAACAAGGAATTGACCATGGGTTACGAGTTCTTCGAGCAATCCTCGCCCGATGAGTCCACGGTTCCGACGAAGGACCTGCGGCGTAAGGCTGCGGCAAAACCAACCACGACGCGAGCCCTGCGCACGCAGCGTCCGCTGGACTCGTGGACATCCCTCGATTTGGCTCAGCACTGGCGGCAAGAGGCGATGACCCGCTACCCGATGAAGGCCGCCTCCGTCGGCTCAGTTCAGAACCTGTCGCCCATTTTCTCGGCCCGTCTCACGAACTACCACGAGACCCCGGCCATGATCGTGGAGATGATCGATCGTTTCCTGAACGACTCCCGCAATGTTGCCAAGGTCAACCGCGACATCATGATGTGGAAGTTGTTTTTGGCCTACGCAAATGCCCACAGCGCCTCTGTGAGGGACTTTATCGATGGCGCTGAGGAAAGGGCCCGGATTGCCAGCATTGAAGGCTCTACGGCCTCCACAGAGGCTCCTAGGCCCATCTCAGATGAATACGCCAGGGCCATGCGTGAACTTAATGCTGGCTAGGTAACATTCCACCCTGCTAACTGGACGGACCTACAAACCCGTGTTAACGTCGCCGTCACTAGCACATACCATTGAGATACCACCAACAATCGAGGGCAGGATGAGCACCAGAACTGAATTCTCGGCCAGCGTCTCGTTTCGAGATCGTTGGGTTCGCTTGAGCAACATCCCGCTTCGTTTTCGATCGTCTCGTGTAGCCGATCTCGATGCCGAGGTCGGATCAGTTGTGACGTCATGGGTCAAGGCTGTCGTTGACGGCAAAATCATTCAGGCACAAGGCTTTTCGACTGTTGGCAAAGGATTGTTTTTGTACGGTCCTCCGGGACGTGGAAAGACGACATTGGCCTGCGCTGCAGTGATGGACGTTCTGCGCACGGCCAACCCGTCGGTGCTCAGGACTGGCACCTCAATGCCACAGCGTCCGGCTTACTTCACCACGTATCCCGAGTTTCTTCGTTTGCAGAAGCGCTCATGGGACGGAGACGAAGAGGCAGCGCTTTTGGTGGACCGCATCTTCGGTGAAGCCGACGACCCGATTGGGATTGTCGTCCTTGACGACTTGGGCAAGGAACACTCCACGGCCAGTGGCTACGCCGAGAACGTCTTCGATCAGTTGCTGCGCCGTCGTTTTGACCTCGGACTTCCCACGCTGGTGACAACGAACACGCCGGTCAGCCAATGGGGCGACGTCTACGGAGAACCCATGGGTAGTTTCGCCCGCGAAGCCGCCTTCAGTTTAGAGATCCTTGCTGATGGAGGCGATCGACGATGAGGAATGCACCGATGACGTACGAGCCCGATTGGCGATTGATTCAAGTTTTCCTGAGCGCAGAGATGCGCGGTGTCTACTACGTCGACATGGACTGGACATGGACCGGACCAGAGCCACGCTTCAAGTGCGAGTGTCCTGTCTTTCTTGCCGGTAAGCGCGAGTGCAAGCACATCCTTGCTATGCGGTCTCGCAACGTTGAGCCAGGATCTGTGGGCCTTCTCCTTACCAACCCAGACATTGACCCGGACTCCATCATCGAGGCCCTTAAGGGCGGCCCCGAATCACAGAAGGAGTTCGTCCTCAAGTACGGACGCATCGAGGTCCTGTGAAGAACGGCGACATTTCCAACCAGACTCCGCCCAGAATTCTGGTCAATCTGGACACCATCCTGAAGAAGACAGTTGCCAGCAAGAAGTTCCTGGGCCTGTTCAACCAGCATCAGGTCATCACAGAGTACGACGTGCTGACTCTGAACAATTTGTGGCGATACCGCGACAAAGCATTTGTGACCCTTGAGTTGTTTGTTGCCACGTACGACCAAGAGTACGAAGACGACGTGATGGATCAGGTCGAGAACGACATCGACCAATACGGAACAAACCCGTTCTCGTACTTCACAACATGGCGCACCTTTAAAGACGTTCTGACAATCCTTCCGTATCGCAACGACATCGCCGGGGTCATCGACCCACCAAGGGCGTGGTCTTACGGAAGCAAAGCACTTGACATGAATCGTTTGATCTAGCCACCGGGGAGGGCACATGGCTAAAGATCACGAGGTTCGCCTCGTTAGTAAGATCGTCCGTGATCGGCACTTAACTCCGGCTCTGGAAGCGGGCATCACCTCTGAGTGGTTTGCCGGTGAAGACAGCGCTGAGGTCTACAAGTTTGTAGCAGATCACTACGCCACCTACGGCGAAGTACCAACAGCGGTCACCGTTCGCGACAACTACCCAACGTTTCCGCTGCAGAAGGTCGAAGACAACCTGCAGTACTTGGTCGACGCTTTTGTCGAATGGCGCCGCTCCACAGACACCGCCTTGGCTCTTCGTGATGCCGTCGTGGCTATGGAGGAGCACAACGACCACAACCTCGCGCTGCAGATCTTGTCCAAGTCACTGGTCAAGATTGAAGGTGTCGGCAACCTCGGCACCAGAGACCTCGACCTCACAACCAACGCTGACGCCCGGTTAGCCGCCTACGAGCATCTTGAAACGACCACCGACGGAATGCTTGGAATCCCAACAGGATTTCCGTCCATCGATCGGGCAACCGCAGGTCTGCAGCCCGGACAGTTGATCACAATTATCGCGAGTCCAAAAACGGGCAAGTCGGTTCTTGCCTTGCAGGTGGCCATCAATGCACATCAGGACTACGGCCAGGTTCCCGTCTTTCAGTCGTTTGAGATGAGCAACCAAGAGCAGCAGGTTCGCCATGATGCGATCCGCGCACACATCTCAACCAACCGTTTGCGTCGTGGACAACTCAAGCCGCAGGAAAAGAACCGCTACGTCTCGATGCTCAACATGATGAAGGAACAGCAGCCCTTCGTTCTCACCGATGCCGTCAACGGTTCCACAGTTTCGGCGCTCGAAAGTAAGTTGGATAAATACAGCCCCAGCCTGCTTGTCATCGATGGTGTTTACCTCATGATTGATGAGCAAACCGGTGAATCTAATACACCCCAAGCCCTAACTTCGATTACTCTATCGCTCAAGCGTTTAGCGCAGCGTCGTGAGATACCGTTCATCATCACGACTCAGACGCTGCTGTGGAAGATGTCCAAGGGACGCAAGGTTACGGCCGACAGCATTGGCTATTCGAGCGCATTCTTTCAAGATTCCGACGTCATCATCGGCTTGGAGCGCACGGAGGATGACGACGAGTTGAGCCGCATCTTGAAGATCGTCGAGTCGAGAAACTGCGGCAAGGTCGAAGTGGACTTGCTGTGGAACTGGGAGGAGGGCCAGTTCATGGAGATGGAGACTGCCTACAACTCCGATGCAGTTCCGACGTCTGACGATGAGTTTGGATTCGACTATGAGTGACGTGGCAGAGGTCTTGCATCGGCTGCACATCGCGATAGAGCGTGAGGCTGCAGGAGAACTGTGGGCATTGTGTCCGGGCCACATGAAGATTGTTGGTCGTGAACAGTCACACCCAACGTGGTCGATCAATGAAGAGACGGGCATCCATTCCTGCTTCAGTTGCGGCTATGCGGGCAACCTTATTGGACTGGTCGCACATGTGCTTCAGATGGAAACCAAGTGGGGTACTCCGGCACTCGAACGTGCCAAGAAGTGGCTTGAGAACGCCATCGAGATTGATCTCAGTCACTTGAAGGAGCGGGCAGAGTTGCTCGATACGTACGTCTCTGTTGCGCCGGTGTTGGCGATGTCAGAGGCACGATTGCAGGTCTTCGACGAGCCCGCCGACGATGTCCTTCGAGGGCGTCGATTGACTGCCGCATCTGCCAAGGCGCTATCCGTTCGCTGGGACACTAAGGCCGAAGCGTGGGTGCTTCCTATACGTGACCCACACACAGCCAAGTTGTGGGGCTGGCAGTTCAAGGCAGGCGGCTGGGTCAGCAATTACCCGACCGGCATCAAGAAGGGTCAGGCACTCTTCGGCTTTGAGTTGATTGACGATCAGGTCACCGTTGTTGAATCGCCCCTAGACGTGGTCCGTCTTCACGGGGTAGGTATTCCTGCAGTCGCCACGTTTGGCAGCAAGTGGACCGAGCACCAGTTCAATCTTCTTCGTGGAGTTAAGAACGTCACCTTAGCCTTCGACAACGACGAGGCCGGGCACAAAGCCACAACCACCTTGTGCAACAGGCTTGCTGATAGCGGCGTCATCACTAAGACGATTCAGTGGGACGAGTTTTCCGCCCTAGGAAAAGACCTCGGAGAGTTTGAAAACGATGCCGATATCACCGTCGCCATAACCTCGGCCATGACACCACAAGCCGCATCTATGAACCGCCTGCTGTCAAGGATCATGTGATGTTTAAGGGTGACCTGTACGACTACCAGAAGGCCGCCGTCGAACGGATGGTCGATCGACAATCGATGCTGGTCGCGTTCGACATGGGCTTGGGTAAAACACCCATGTCCATCGCCGCGCTAGAACTGCTTATGGCAAATGGGACCATCCAGCAGCCGGTCCTGGTTGTTGCTCTATCCAGCCTGAAGTATCAGTGGAAAGCATCGATTGAGAAGTTTTCTGATTCGACCGCATGGGTCATCGATGGACAGAAGCCCGCACGATCACGGCAATACGTTCGCGCCCGCGACTGGGAAACTGAAGGTGTCGACTACGTCATCGTCAATTACGAACAGGTTGTCAACGACTGGGAACTCATTAAGAAACTTCCTATCGGCGCCATCGTCTGCGATGAGGCAACATCTATCAAATCGTTTCGAAGCAAACGGTCCAAGCGCATTAAGGCTTTAGCCAAAGATGTGCCGGTGCGCCTAGCGCTAACAGGAACGCCCATTGAAAACGGCAAACCTGAAGAACTGTTCAGCATCATGCAGTTTGTCGACGACGCAGTTCTCGGTAAGTTCGAATACTTTGATCGCGCCTTCATCGTGCGCAACCAGTGGGGCGGAGTAAACAGGTACAGGAACCTCTCAACCTTGCACGAGACCATGGTCGACGTCTGCGTACGCAAGTCACAAACCGACCCTGACGTTGCTCCCTATCTACCCGACGCCATTGAGCGTGACCCGGTCCTCATCAGCATGGACCGTAAGAGCATCAGTGTGTACAACCACATCGCCGACTCGCTGCTCAATGACCTCGATGAAGCAGCCACGTTGTTTGGCGGAAACTGGTCTGTTACAGCACACTACGGCGGTTCGGACTCAGACTTCGGCGGACCTGCTGATCAGTTGCGCGGACAGATCATGAGCAAGGTCACCGCCCTTCGCATGCTGTGTGATCATCCTGAACTTCTACGGATCTCAGCAAACAAGTTCAACAACGGCGTCATCAACATTGACGACGAACAATTGGAAGTTCCTGGGGCTAAAGGTGGAAGCGCCTATCTAGCCGAACTTTCCGGTGAAGGGCTATTCGACGATCTCAAAGCCACGCCAAAACTGGACTACCTGATCAGTTACTTGCATGACTTCCTAGACGTCGATGACCAGCACAAGGCCGTTGTGTTCTCGTCGTTCGTGCCGACCACTGACCTTATTCAGTCGCGACTCAAAGTCACGTCCGAGGTTTACACCGGACGCATGAACGCCAAAGAAAAGGAAGCCGCCAAACTTCGTTTCCAAAATGATTCAGCAAACCGTGTTCTGATTAGCAGTGACGCGGGCGGTTACGGTGTGGATCTTCCTCAAGCAAACTTACTCGTCAACTATGACCTGCCGTGGTCGTCTGGCCTTGCAGTGCAACGCAATTCGCGAATCATCCGCGCATCGTCATCATGGCCATCAGTGGTCATCGACACGTTGCTTATCGATCGAAGCCTTGAAGTTCGTCAGTACGAAATGCTGCAGCAAAAGACCTCAGTAGCAGACGCAATCATCGACGGGCACGGCATCAACGACAAGGGCGGCGTGGACCTCACAGTGGGTAGTTTGAAGTCATTTTTGCTTGACGTGCGACCGACTGTCAGACCCTCTTCGTAGACTCGACACATCACAAAAAACAAAAACAGCGTGTCGACTTGCCAAGGTTGTAACCCGTAGATACCTTGCTCATAACGGCACAAGAAAAGAGGAAAAGATGGCACGTGTAAGCGCCAAGACTCGCGCAATCGCCGAAGCCGACACTCTCCTTCAGACCATCCGTTTGTTCTTGAACGCGAAGGTGATCGAGAGCGAAGCGAAGAAGTCACAGGAAGAGCCGAAGAAGGCAATCGTCGACTTCATCACGCAGAACGTGGAAGAGGACGAGAAGGGTCACCGCACCTTTGCCCTGCCTGAAGAGTTCAGCGGCTTCGCAGCACTTCAGTACCAGCGCAAGGTTAAGCGCGTCGCTAATGAAGACGCCGCCGAGCGCATCTCCAATAAGCACAACTTGGGCGATGAGTTGTACACCACGATCCAGGTTCTCGACGAGGGCAAGGTATTTGCGGCCCTCTACGACAAGAAGATCTCCATTGACGAGGTCGAAGAGATGTTCCCCGAAACGGTCACCTACGCATTGGTGCCGCAGAAGCCATGACTAATGAAGACCAAGCCCTTTTAATCATTCTTCTTCTTTTCTCCGTCTTGTTTGTTATTGGCTTGATCCAAAGCATGCGAGAGGCCAACAGGAAGATTCAACGTTTCTTTGATGAATGGCAGGCCGATTTCGATGACGAGCAGTGACGCATGGATCGACTCGTTCTTTAGTGACGACGAGCCTTACTACCCCGGATCACGTCACAAGCGTCGTCCACTGAGCCCCGTTGTCGAGCAGCGTCGTCAAGAGGCTGCAGAAACCGGCCTCTGGGACTCAAACCCGATTATGAAGTTGGTCCAAGGAAAGCCGGTAGAAATGTTCACAGCCGGTGATCTGGGCCGGGCACTCGGCGGTTTCAGTGTCGTATCCATACGCCTCTGGGAGCGTCGCGGATACATCCCACTGGCACCCTTTCGGATGCCTGACATCCATCTGGCCAACGGAACCGTTCAGCCCGGTCGCCGTTACTACTCACGTGCAGTAGTCGAAGCGACGATCGACGAGTTCGACAAGCGCGGCCTTATTGGCAAGCGCCGCATCGAATGGAAGCACCACACAGATTTGCCCATCGCTCTGGTCGAGCGTTGGAGCGAAGCAGTACCGACCCTTTAACCAATCAACCAAGTTAGGACCAGTGCTATGGCGCTCAAGCGTTCGGCTCCAACAGCCGACGAGTACGACCTGCTTTCAGACGAAACTGAGGCAGAAGCAAGTTTGTTTACCGATGAGGACGAGGACGAGCGTCCCGCCCGCAACAGCATCGTCCAGCGCGGCTGGGGTGCAGCCAAAAAGGCAGCCAAGGCTGCCAAGGAAGCCGGATTCGGCGGCTCGGAGTTTCAGGTAACCAAGGAGAAGCAACTCGTCTTCTTCCTTGAGGATGGGCCCTTTGCGGTCTACAAGCAGCATTGGATCGAGCGCGAGGGCAAGAAGTCATTCGTCTGCCTCGGCGCCGGATGTCCTCTGTGCACCAAGTTGGCAGATTCACCGCGTGATCAGTTTGCCTTCAACATCGTCAACTTTTCAGCCACCCTGGGCGATTCAGACACCATCGACCCGTCCCACCAGTCATTCGTGGCCGGTCCCATGGTCCTTGAACTCCTGAGCGACCTCGACGAAGACGAGACTGAAGGCCCACTCGTCGGCAACTTCTATTCGATTTCCCGCGTCGGCTCCAAGGGTAAGTACAACTGGAAGATCGACTTCGTGAAGAAGCGCGATGTTGGCGACGATTTCGGAGTAGACCTTGAAGAAGCAGCACCGCTGCTCAAGCAGTTTGGCAAGGCCCTGTTCGATGAATCGTGGCTGGCTAAGCGTTCGAGCACCAAGGAAGATCTGCTCGCGATTGCGCGTGAGAAGGCCTAATGAAGCAGGTACACGTCAACATCATTCGTGACATGGACGCCCTCAACCAGATGGTCGAGGCGTACCTGACCCACGATGCCTTTGTGCTTGACGTGGAGACGTCGACACGGCCAGACGATCACGGACTTAACCCGATCTTGAACAAGGTGCTCTGGTTGGGATTCGCGACGTATGGCCGTGTCGATGTCATACCTATTGGCCACCCTAACGGCGAATACATCCGTACTGAATATCCTTTGCTGGCGATCGGTGAGAAGAGGGTTGCCGAAGGCAAGGAGCCGTTGGCCAGTCACTACAGCCGTGATGAGAAGAAGGCCAACAAGATTTTCACTTCGCCGCCTAAGCAACTGCTGCCCGGCGAGGTCTTTAAGGCCCTAGAACCATTGTTGTTTGCAGAGGACATCAGGAAGATCGGCCACAACTTCAAGTTTGATATGAAGTCGATCGCCAAGTACCTGCAGGGACGCATCATCCCCGGCCCCTACGGCGACACCAAAGAGATGTCGTCGATTGTGGATAGCCGCAACGTGAACTCGCGAGACCTGAAGTCGTTGCTTGCCAAGTACCTGGATTACGAAATGGCCAAGGGAACGGGCTCAATGATTAGCCAGTCAACCTTTGACGAGGTGGCTGAATACTTGTATCGAGACTGCAGGTACACGTGGCTACTGTTCCACGAGTTTTCTGCAGCAATCGACAACTTAGGGATGCGCAAGGTCTTTAACCTTGAGATGGACATCCTCGGAGTTACCGCCGACATGGAGATCGAAGGCGCTCCTTACGACTTTGAGAGCGCCAAGCAGTTGGCCTCAGACCTCGATGCGCAAGCAGAAGACATCAAGGGCCAGATTTACAGCGCTGCAGGTCGAGCATTCAACCTGTCATCCACCAAGGACAAGCAGATCCTTCTCTACAGCCCCAAGGCCGAGGGTGGACGCGGCCTGAAGCCAAAGAAGTTCACACCCGGCGGCGTAAAGAAGATCAAGGCCGGGCAGGACCTCGACATCTTTGACTATTCCACAGACGCTGAGGCCCTAGAGAAACTTGCAGGCCGGGACCCGATCGTCGACCTCATGCTGGAATACCAGTCGATCCACACGCTGATGAAGACGTTCGTCATTCCGTACGTTGGCGGCAACGTCACCCGCACAACCTCCGGCAAAGAGAAGACCACGTACCGCGAGTCCTTGCTCATCAAGGGTCGCGTACATACCAACTTCAATTCACAGGGCGCAGAGACCGGTCGCTTCTCGTCGTCTGACCCGAACCTGCAAAACATCCCCAGCCGTGGGCCCAACGCAAAGAAGGTTCGCGCTCTATTTTTGCCGCCAGACGACGACCACGTATTGGTCGTGGCCGACTATTCGCAGATTGAGCCGCGAATCATTGCATCTTTCTCTGGCGACCCTTTGCTTGTTGAGAACTACAACTCCAACGGAGACATCTACACAACCGTTGGTAGCGCCCTCGGAGTGGATCGCCCAGCAGGTAAGGAACTCGTCCTTAGTATCTCCTACGGCGTTGGGCCTGAGAAGGTAGCCGTTCGCATGCGGCGCCCGATTAACGAGGTCAAGAAGTTGATGGATGACTTCAACAATCGGTTTAAGTCCATCGACCGTTACCGCCAGAAGGTTGTCAAGGAAAGCCGTTCACGGCACCCTGTCCCCTACGTCACCACAATGCTGGGACGTCGCCGCTACCTGCCTCTCTTGATGGCCACTGACAGCGGTACCCGTGGACGTGGAGAGCGTCAGGCCTTTAATACGAAGATCCAAGGATCTGCAGCAGACATCATCAAGGTTGCGATGGTCCGTGCACATCGCCTCATTCCTGAGCAGTCACGCATGATCCTGACCGTGCACGACGAAATCGTCACGATCGCGCCCAAGAATTTGGCCGAGGAAACTGCTGAAGCAATTAGGTCAGCAATGGAAGGCATCAACGTTCTTAAGGTTCCGCTCGTTGCCGACGTCAAAATTGTAAACAACTGGGGAGAAGCCAAATGACCGACGGCCACGAGTGTGACGAGCGATCGCTGGGTTCGAATGATGTGTGGATCAAAGCGATCGACGACATTCTTACTCAATTTGCATCACAGATCGTTGATGAGGCAGCCAAGACCACCGCGCTGGCGGGATCGATCGTTCGCGTAGGAGACGAGGTCTTGGTGAACTCCATACCGATGATCCGCAACATCCTTTTTGACGCTCACTTCATTAACGATCCTGAGCACCTTGGGGCACATCTGGGCATCCCCAGAATGTCTGAGGAAGCGACACAGGCCGCGTGGGATGAGAGTGATCGTCGTCTGCGCAATATTGCGCCCATCGTTCCCTTCACTCGTCTGATTAGTCAGATTGTCATTGCTACGTACGTTCAGGCTGAGCGGATCACCGGGGTCATTCCTGACGATGTGACCGATGATGAGATCACCTTCATTATCAGTCGCTATGAGGCCCTCGTTAATTCAGCGTTGAGGACGGTCCTGTCGTTCCTCGTTGACACCTCGTCCATGTTGATTACCGGAGAAGACCATGTCTAATGCTTCATGGTGGGCCAACAAATTAGGCCAACAAGCACCTGCACCCTCACTACCGCCAAAGGCCGTGCAGCCCGCATTCCCAATTAACCACGCCGGGATGCGTCCCAACTTGCCACAAGTGTCACCTCCTGAGTATGTTGAAAATACAACAGACCAGTACCAGCCGACCAAAACGACCTTCAACCGCAACCAAGACCTGTGTCCAGCGTGCGGATCCGGCAACTACTTCAAGTCGCCAGATCCCCGAAGCAATTCGGGTCACCGCTGTTTCGAGTGCGGCTACCCGGTGGTCCACCAGACGTCAAATATGCCGTCAGTACCATCCCCGGAAGGTCAGGCAGTTAAGGCCGCCCGGCAGGTATCAACGGCTAACAACTACAACCCACAGGTCATCGTTGACCGGATTGAGTAACCGTGGTCGTTAGTGCGGAAGCATTAAGCGTCATCAAGACTCTGAACAAGAGGCTGGGCGAAGGAACCGTCATCGTCGCATCTGAGGCAACAGAAGTATTGCCCAGAATTACGACAGGATCGTTAGCGATGGACGTCGCTCTTGGAGGCGGCTGGCCCGCCAATCAATGGAGCGAACTGATCGGCGAGCATTCGCACGGTAAGACGTTCGTTGCCCTCAACACAATCTTGGCCAATCAGAAGCGCGACCCAAACTTCACAACGGTGTGGATCGCTGCTGAAGAGTGGGTAGGCGATTACGCCAAGATGCTGGGCATTGACATGGAACGAGTCATCCTCGTCGAGACAAACGTCATGGAAGACGCTTACGAAGCGGCGATTCAATTTGCTGAGTCACACGGTGTCGACTTGATCGTCATCGATTCTCTTCCGGCCCTTGTCCCCATGCAAGAGGACGAGAAGTCGATGGACGAGTCCACAGTCGGCCGTGGAGCCCTCCTGACGGGCAAGTTCTTCAGGAAAGTCGGCAAGGCCATGAAGCGGAGCATGACCGACAAGTCCAGGTCCGTGACCGGTCTCATCATCAACCAGTGGCGATCAAAGATTGGCGTCATGTACGGAGACCCCCGCACAACTCCGGGCGGCCAAGCCAAAGATTACGCTGTTTTCGTCCGCGTAGAGATTAAGCGTGACGGATGGATCGAGCGCAAGGTCGAGGGCATCAAAGAACTGCAGAAGATCGGCCAGTCAATCAAGGTCGTATCCCTCAAGAACAAGACGTACCCTCCGCGCCAGACAGCCTTCTTCGATATGTACTTTGCTGAAGGGGGCGTTGTCGATCCCGGACAGGTAGACACAGCCAAAGAGATTGTGGCCCTCGGCATCTTGTCTGGAGTCATCGACCGCAAGGGCGCGTGGTACCAATACGGCGGCCAAAAGTGGAACGGCGCAGACGCAGCGCTTGCCGGTATTCGCGAAGACCTTGATCTATCGGAAAGCCTGTCGTCTGAGGTTCTTGACGTTATTACACACGGCAAGGTCTCACTTCGCGCAGAGGCCGAAGATGAGGACTGAGGGACAGAAGCAATCCCGCAAGCATGAGGAACGCCTCGCCAAACTTGTAGACGGCCAGCGGACGGCTGCCTCCGGCGCGTTCTGGCAACGCAAAGGGGATGTCCGCAATGAAGACCTGTTGATCGAGCACAAGTTCACTGGCAAGAAGACGTTTACGTTATCTGCCGATGTGCTGGAGAAGATCGTCAAGGAAGCGATCCTCGATTATCGCGTGCCCGTCCTGGGGGTAAGCCTCAATAGCAAGAACTACGTCTTGTTGACGGAAGACGATTTCCTAGAGATGTACGAGGCCAGCCGTGGCTAAGGAAGAATGGCGCGAGCACGCCAAGTGCCAAGATGAATCCGTCTACCCCGGAGGAGTCATCGACCACGAGATCTTCTTCCCTCCTCGGGATGCTGATCTATACAAGCCGATCGCGGACACCGCTAAGGCCATTTGTAAAGGCCGCGATCTTCGCCCTCCGTGCCCCGTTCGGCACGAATGCCTGATCTATGCCATTGAACGAGATGAAGAGCATGGCATTTTTGGTGGCGCGTCTCACCGAGAACGTAATGCCCTCGTTCGTAAGTTGGCCTCAGAGAACAAGAAACTTAAAGCCAAGGCTAAGCAGACCATGACCCTGTCAGAGTTTGTCGCAAAGGGTGGCTTCTAGTGGTTCGCAAGCCAGCCGCTCCTAAAGCGCCGCCTAGTGTCGGAGACAAGACCAACCTTCGCGCCTTGCTGGGGGCATCAAAGACACCGTCGAGGGTTCTGGGAGATCTAGAGAAGCACCTGCTGACTCGCCCGCTGGATCGTTCACGCTCGACAACCGTCCTACACCCATCGGAAATCATTAAAGACGACTGGTGCCTTCGGGCGTCGTGGTTCTTGCTTAACGGTCACGTTCCTGCAGAAGACAAGGTCAAGAGAAACGGCCTGCGCATGGAACTCATCTTCGCCGAAGGGCATGCGATCCATGCCAAATGGCAGCAATGGTTCCGAGACATGGGTCGGCTGTACGGCGTCTACAGTGACGGTCAGTGGGGCTACGGCGAGGATTCTTCCCTTGCATACAAGGAAGTTCCCCTAGGTTACAAGCCATTGCGTCTGGGCGGCCACGCCGATGGATGGTTGGTTGGATTTCAGGGCGACCTCCTTTTAGAGATCAAGTCCATCGGCACTGGCACGATCCGCTACGGCAACTCGAAGTGGCTTGAGGATTCTCTGGAGAAGTCGTTCAAGAACATTCGACGCCCGTTTGATGATCACATCAAGCAGGCAAACGTCTACGTCGAGATTTTGCGATTAATGTACGAAGCCGGACTACTCGATCGAGAGCCACCAAAAGAGATCCTGTTCATCTATGAATGCAAGGCAAACCAGGAGCCCAAGGAGTTTGTGGTCGAGGCCGATGTCGAAATGATCAGCGGCGTTTTTGCCAAGGTGCGTTGGCTTCTCGACCATTTGGATAGTCAACCTGTTCCTTGTTCTAACAAGCCCAATAGTCATTGCGCCCAATGCGCACCGTTCGAGTCTGTGATTGTGAGCGCCAAATGAGTTTAAAGAAATTGGCTCGTGACGTCAGTTTGCGCATGGCTGAGCAATCGGCGCAGGCGGCCGCTCAACTCAAGGCACAAAAACTTACGTTGCCTCAGCAGCCCCTTGATGAGATTCCCTTGCTTCCGACGGACCTGACAGACCTCGACTACTCGGGCCTCATGTCCCTGTTCACTGAGTTGACTCGTTGGTCCGACTATTTGGACGCCCAAGTTGCGTGCGCACAGATTGACGAGAAGGCCGTTGCTACGGTTCTTGAGGTGGCCGAGGCAACAGCGTTCACCGACGGCTGGGGAGGAAAGTCTGCTGACCGTGTCAGTGCTGCCAAGATGCAGGTCACGCTGGACCCCAACGTCCAAGAGTTGCGCAAGCAACAGATGGAGATCTACTCGTACCGCAAACTCGTAGAAGTGTTGCGCGACAACGCAATCCGCGATTACCAATTGGTGAGTCGTGAATTGACGAGGCGTGGCAATGACCCTGCAAATATGCGGCGCACGAACTGGTCCGCCTAACTTGACAGGGTTACCTGTGGATGTAATGTGGATATCACATAGAGGAGACGGGGAGGTGGCATGAAGAATCTCAAGAGGTTTGGACCGGAAGATGTAAAGTTTGGTCCAGTCGTCCTCGGTATCGACCCGTCACTCACCGGATTCGCTGTCAGTGTCGTTTCAGTGTCCAATCCAAAAGATCAGGCCACGTACGTTTACACCAGTCCACGGCGCGGCGTACAACGCCTCGTTGACATTAAGAACACGATGGACTGGCTCATCAAGGAACTCACGATTGTCGATGTGGCGATCGAGGGAACCGTTGTTCGTTCTCCCTCAGCCTCGGTCCTTGGGGAACTGTCCGGCGTTATCAAGGCGTATCTCTACGAGGAGTACACCCTGTTCCCACTCCAGGTCCCACCGATGTCGCTGAAGAAGTTTGTCACCGGCAAGGGCAACGGCGTCCAGAAAAACCAGATTCTGCTGAACGTCTACAAAAAGTGGGGAATTGAGTTTACGGACGATAACGCAGCCGATGCGTATTCTCTGGCAATGCTTGTGCGTGGTGGTCACACCCTCGCATACGAGAAGGAAGTCTACGCAAAACTCGATACGGGCAAGTTTAGAGACGGACCCGTTTAGCAAGACGTCGGCACCCGTGGTCCCTACCGTCGAAGAACAGGCAACTTTCGTCGCACCAGTAGGAACCCCGATGAGTGACATTCACGCAATTCCAAATACAACTGAAGAGGTCTTGAAGGTTAGTGGATCCAGTAACCCACAGAAACTTGGATCGGCTATCGCCCACGCTCTATCCAGCAACAACGGCATTTATGTTCAGGCCGTCGGAGCGAGCGCGGTCAACCAAGCAGTCAAGGCCATCGCGATCGCACGAGGCTACATCGCCCCGACCGGTCGTGACCTCTACGTCAAGCCCGGCTTTACCACCGTGCAGTCCAAAGACGGAGACATCAGCGCCATTCGCTTTGGCGTCTACTACTCCTGATTTGCACTGACGAACGGCCGTCAGCCATCTAACTTTAAAGCAGTACCTCAAGCAAAGGATTCAGCATGGCTAAGCAAGACAGCCCAGAGTCGGTCATCGCCGCCGCCAACAAGGCCTCTGCACCCATTCAGTACACCGGTCAGATTCCCTTCACGGCCGTAAACCGTTCTGCTGACACGCAGACCGCTATTCGTCGCCCGGACGGTTACTCAGGTGCGGCAGACCCGGCCGTCAGCCCACACTTGGCTAACGCCAACCCGTTCATTCTTGCCACGGAGAACCCTGGCGCCTCACACGCGATCACCGCCACCATCAACAAGCCTGTCAATCCGGTTGCGGCCAACACGATGGTCAACGCACGGCTCCTCCCGTCGGCCATCAAGCGCTCTGCACAGTTTGCGTCAGGCAACGATGGCTACCGCGACTTCGTTGACGGCGGTCAGGCTGGCTGACGGTCGCTATGACCCTTACCAGCCAATTCTTTAGGGAGATTCCTGTGAGCGTTTTGAATCAGGTTCAGTTTCCCAGTCGTCCGTCTCCGTTTTTCCATCAAGAGTTTCACGGGTCAAACGCACCAATCCAAACGGGTCAGGCGCATCCCCAGTCTTACTACGGCCCCACCGACGTACTTC